TAATATTTATGAAGTAGCATTCCAAGGTGAGTTTTATAGTATGTCGACAAATCTATACCAAGAAGCAATTGCAGAAGCCAGGCAACTTAAAGAGATGGCAGAGCAAAATGCAAAAAATAAGATTATTGATGCGGTCACTCCCCGAATCCGCAATCTGATTGAGCGTGAGCTTTTAGGGGAAGATGATGATATGTCAGTAGACGATGACCTGGCTGCACTAGAGCCCGCAGGTGAAGCACCTGAGGAACTAGCGCCAGTCGATGGTGAACCTATGACAATCGATTTAGATGCCATGGCTGTAGAGCCGGCTGCCTTTGATGCAGCCCCTCCAGCAGAGGCAGGACTTGGTTTAGGACTCGACGCCCTTATGGGTGATTCGGGTGGCCCGTCCATTAATGTACCGGCTGGTGCAGATGTGGATGTAGAAATTGGAGCTGACGGAAGCGTTGTGGTAGACACAGGTGCAGTCGACGTACACGTTGGTGAAGGTGACTTTGCGGAAGGCGAAGATGATCTCTTATTAAGCCAGGAAATGGCGGAGGCCCTAACCCGGCTTCTTAAGAATGAGAGGAAGTCTTCGACGAAGCGGAGTAGAGTAAAACGTTTAGAAAGCAAATTCAGGAAGTTTAAGAGGGTCTTAGGCCGAGTGGATGAATCTAAGTTGACCACCTCACAACGAGCGCTGGTGCGTAATAAATACATGAAATTATACCGTGAGGCATTCAGTTTATATAATGACGCAATACTTAGTGAAGGAGAGTCTGGTAATGATGGACTCCGTAGCCGTACACGACTGATATTTAAGGAGATAAAGCTAATGGCTTATAATCAGAGAAGAGGTCTCTTCAGAACTTTATTCGAGGGCGAAGAAGAGCAAAAAGAAGATGAGAAGCAGGAGCTCGACGAGCTTGATGCTATTTTAACGCTCGAACCCGCCGACGAGGATGAAGCTACAGAGGTCGAAGACCTTCTCGGTGATCTTGCAATTGAGTTTGAAATTGAAACCGGGGAAGGCGAAGGCGAAGAAGATGCCGAAGCTGAAGACGATCTCGGTGGCGAAGAAGATCTTGGGGGTGAGATGGAGCTTGAAGGCTACGGAGAAAGCGATGTTATCGTTGTCGACAGCTCGGAAGATGAGGTTGTTGAGATTGATGAGAATATGCTCCGCCGGGAGCTCCGCAGAATGCGGCGCCTCCAGGAGAATGATCCAGTTGATGGTTCAGGTGATTCCTCATTCGGGGGTGGCGATGCCGGTGAAGAGCCGTTTGTCGACTTTACCGAAGACGATCTCTTGAATGCACTCGAGGATGAGCTTGGTGATGCACCACTTCCCGATGTCGGCCCACAGCCGAAGGGTGGAGACGCAATGCCAGAAAGCCGTCGTCGCAGAGCGCGCCGAATTGCTGAGCGCCGTCGTCGTGCAGCCCGTACAACCCGTGCAACCCGCACGCGTACTAATTCTAATAAGGTGAATGAGAGCCGCAAAACACGAGCTCTCGGCCGACAGTTAGTTGAATATAAGAAGGCGGTTGGTTCTCTCCGCACTCAACTAACTGAGATGAATCTGTTTAATGCCAAGTTGCTATATGCAAATAAGCTTATGCAGAATAGAAATGTCACGCCAAAGCAACAGCGTGCCATCGTTGAGGCCCTTGATAAGGCCAAGACGCTTAGAGAAGCAAAGTTGTTATATCAGAGCTTAACTGCTTCCCTCAATAAGGGCGCCAAGCGCTCCCTTAGCGAAGGGCGTGTAATTACACGAGGCTCGTCTTCCAAATCAACCCGATCCTCCGGGGTCAAGAGTGGTGTTGAGGTAGATCGTTGGGCAGTTCTTGCAGGTATCAAATAATTGGTATTTGCGTTAACTATTTTGACTAACGATATTAATCAATAAGGAGATAAAAATGTCAAATTCAAATTTTTCTCTCAATCAGCTAACGGAGGGCATTCGTGCTCGCCACCTCGGCACTCAAAACCGACGCTTGGTTGAGAAGTGGAGTCGCACAGGACTCCTACGTGGTCTCGGCGGTGTAAATCGTGAGAACATGGCATGTATGCTAGAAAATCAGGCTAGCCAGTTACTCCGCGAGCAGAATACTCTCGGTGGTAGTACCGGTTATCCTAGTGGCACAGGCGACATCCGGGGTTTCTCGAATGTGGCCTTTCCAATCGTTCGCCGAGTCTTCGGTGGCCTTATCGCTAACGACCTTGTTAGTATCCAGCCAATGAGCCTTCCTTCCGGACTGCTTTTCTATCTGGATTACACATATGGTAGCGATGGCGCTGGTGGCCAGGACGAGGGACAATCCATCTATAATAGCCCAGTTGGTAAGGGCATTCGCTCTGGCTCACTCGCTAGTGGTGGTATGTATGACCTCGGTGGTACTGGTTACTCTCGTCGGGCTATTACTATAGATGGTGGGGTCGCTGGCCTCATCGACGGCGGGAACAACAAAGATGGTGCTGCAGCTGGTGTAGCCGGTGTGGCTGACACATTCGGTTGCTATGGCGATGGTGGCGGAGTCGGTGACTTCCTTGAGACAAACACCATGGTAACGACCGGCTTAGATGGCCGCTTGCTTATGTTCGACCCCCAGATCTCTAAGAAGATTGATAGTGACGGCCAGTTTTACGCTGCCATGTTCATCTCTCTTTCGGATGGTGCGTCCGAAACCTTTGCAAACGGAGATCTTACTCTGGTTAACCAGATTGCTTTGGTCAACGCCGCTGGTAACCTCATCGCTCAAGATGCTGATGTTCAGGGTGCTAGTAGGGCTATTAACGTCCTCCGGCTCAATGAGCTTGGTACTTTCGATGAAGATACTGGCGTATTCACAGCTAATCCTATGCAGGTGGCCGCTGATGATAATGATGGTGTCTTAAAGGTTATTGTCCGAAGGAATGCTGCTGGTGCGGTATTTGCTAGTGACAATGATCTTACCGCCATCGATGCTTCATATCCCGCAGCTGCTGTCTTGGATACCGACGATGATGGTTCTACACTTGTGGTTCCTTCTTTCGAAGGCGATCTCCTCGGTGGTACCGCATCTGGTGCTGCTGCAATGCCAGAGATTGATATCAAGATTGAATCGGTTGCAGTTACTGCACAGTCTCGTAAGCTCAAGGCCAAGTGGTCCCCAGAGCTTGCACAGGACCTGAATGCCTATCACAGCCTCGACGCTGAGGTAGAGCTTACCCAGATCCTGTCCGAGCAGGTCGCTCTAGAGATTGACCGGGAGATCCTCAACGATCTCCTTACGCAGGCAAATGGCGCAAACCTTTACTGGTCCCGTGCACCTGGTAAGTTCCTCAACAAGGAAACTGGCGCTGAGGCAACTGCTTCTTCGTCCCTTGCTGGCGGGCCTGCCTTCACTGGAACAGTACGGGAATGGTATGAGACTTTGATCGAGACCATTATCGATGCTGCTAATCAAATTCACCGCAAGACTCTTCGCGGCTCCGCCAACTTCATTGTTGTTGGTCCGGATGTTGCAACAATCCTTGAGTCTTCAGTCATGTATCGACCTTCCTATAGCCTAGATGGTGAGGGACAGGTTGGTGCTCCGATGACAATCGGTGCGGATAAGTCCGGTACTCTTAGCAACCGTTTTACGGTCTATAAGGACCCATACTTCCCGCGCAATAGAATCCTTGTTGGATACAAGGGTGGTAGCTACCTTGAGACCGGTTACGTTTACGCTCCGTACGTGCCCCTCATTGTTACCCCTACTATCTTCCAGCCTGAGGACTTCACCCCACGTAAGGGTGTCATGACTCGCTACGGCAAGAAGATGGTTCGTTCCGACTTCTACGGTACTGTTACCGTAATGGATATGAACGTCATCTAATCTTAGAACGGGTTAAAATTTTGGGGGCAGTCTTCGGACTGCCCCCTTTTTTTTGTCTTGTGCAAAGTTTCATGTTTTGTGATACAATATACATGGATCAGTTTATACTTGGGCTCAATACATATTAGTAAGCCCGGGGCAATTTTGATCAGCTGACTTGCCAGCGCTCCGGAATCATGCAATGCAAAAGGAGAAAGATCATGGCGAAAGTAACTTATAGTTCGACCAAGGGATTGGTTGTAGAGACAGGTACAGGCTTCCAAGTCAACGATGTCTCAGTTTTAGAAGAAATCGAATCAGTAACGGGATCCACGAATGTCGCAGCAACTATAGCTGCTCATGGCATCACACAGCTAACAACGTTTGCTGATGGTGGCGCCGGCGCTACAACTGTTGCGACAGTGGCAGATGGTGCTGCAGCAGGCGCCCTCAAGAC